GGGTTTGATGCGAGATGGGGAGTGTTGGGAGGTGACTCCATTGGAATCAACACAAAACGAGACAGAATTTGGATTCTGGCCCACCCCAACAAAGTCGGATGGTGTGCAACACGGAAAAGAAAAGTGGATCAAAAACTCAAGGTCAAAACGAATTTCCCTTGGAAAATCTCCGCCAACAGAAAAGATAACTTACGTTTATTTCGAGAGCAATATACCGATGAAGTACTTTCCGGAACTTTCCGAGGAATTGATGACATGGCCCAAAGGATGGACGCGCTTGGAGCCATTGGAAATGGACAGATTCCAGCAGTGGCAGCAACAGCATGGAGAATTCTTGGGGGGTCAACATGCTGATCGAAAGTCTGCGTGACTACCAAATCAAAGCACTGGATGAGCTACGTGATGGTGTCCGCAAGGGGCACCGGTCACAGATCCTGGTGGCGCCCACCGGAGCGGGCAAGACTGTAAGTGCCAGCTACTTACTGAACGAAGCAAGGGCCAAGCAGAACGTAGCTTGGTTCATATGCGATCGGGTGTCACTGGTAGACCAGACCAGTACAACACTGGATAGGTATGGCGTACCTCATGGCGTCATACAGGCGGATCACTGGCGCTGGCGTCCATATGAATATGTGCAGGTTATATCCGCACAGACATTGGCAAGACGCAAGATAGATAATGAGCCAAAGTTAATTGTTATAGATGAATGCCATACGGTATTCAAATCTGTAGCAGATGCCATTAATAGATATCCAAATGCGGTGGTTGTTGGATTAACTGCAACACCATTTACAAAAGGATTATCAAAGATATTTAGTAACGTAGTTAACAGCACCACGACCGATAAACTAATTAATGATGGTTGGTTAGTGCCCGTTAAAATGTTTGTAGCGAAGTCTGAGATGGATATGCGTGGCGCCGCGGTTAAGTTCGATGGCGAGTGGGCAGAAAAAGACATGGAAAAACAAGGGGTTGAGATCGTCGGAGACATCGTGTCCGAGTGGATCGAGGCTACCAATAAACATTTTAATGGCCCAGTTAAAACCATTGTATTTAGCGCAACCGTTGCACACGGTGAGGAATTATGCAGGGAGTTTGCACAGAGGGGTTATAACTTTCAGCAGATCAGTTATAAAGATGGTAATAACGAACGACGCAGGGAATTAATCGAAGAGTTCAGAAAACCTGATAGCGATATTATCGGATTAATATCTTGTGAGGCATTGGCAAAAGGATTTGATGTTACAGATATTAAAATCGGTGTATGTGCAAGGCCATATAGAAAATCATTATCGGGTCACATTCAGCAGATGGGCAGGGTTATGCGCCCGCATCCCGGCAAGGACTTCGCCGTGTGGCTGGATCACGCAGGAAATCTGACAAGGTTCTGGGAGGATCAGGTAGATGTATTTGCCCATGGCGTACAGGAATTAGAAGACGGAAAGCTAGACGCCAAGGTACGCAAGGAGCCTACTGAGAAAGAAAAGGCAGAGATCAAATGCACGGCGTGCGGGTACATGTTCCGCGGCCGGGTGTGTCCATCGTGCGGGGCAGAGCGCAGGGCAATGAGTAATGTATTTGCTGTGCAGGGTCAGATGGTGGAGTTTGGCGGCACCAAGTCATCGGATTGGATGTCGGATAAGCGGCTGGTTTGGTGGGAGATTGTGCAGATCAGCAAGGACAGGAAGCGCGGGGATCTTGCGGCGGCTGAGCGATTTGCCAAGGCCCAGTACAAAAACCTGACAGGGGATTGGCCTAAGTGGAAGTTTCACGAGGCGATCTTTGTGGAGCCAAGGATGGTTACACAGAACAAGATCAAGCAGCAGGTCATCAAGTATGCAAAGAGTAAGTTTGCACGGAGGTTGGTATGACGCCACAGGAAATAGTGAGGGCGCTGGAGGCTAGGGGCATGACGCATCACCAGATTGCCAAGTCCATTGGTGTAACGCAGTCATCGATATGGCGTATTGCCGCGGGGGTAACGACAGGCCCGAAGTACTGGGTCATGGATTCACTGAGGCTACTACTTGGGGGGGAGGTATGAGCGGGGATCACAACATGCACCAGAAGCCAAGGTCATACCTTGATGACTTTGAGTGTCCAAGGTGTGGGCATTGTTGTAAGTCAGATCTAGCAACGGTTGGGGAAGTAGGCGTGTGGGGTACGGTTCAGTGCGAGCCGCAGGAAGCATTGGAAGATGGTTGGTGCGACTGGGTATGCCCCAAGCCACAGGGTTATTTGATGCAGTGCTGCGACTGCGGGCTGATCCATGAGGTGGAGTCGCGTGTTGCCAAGTACGAGCCGCGTCCCAGCGAAGTGTTTAAGGTGGTTGATGACCCCGATTTGCAAGTACAGTGGCGCATGAAGCGGCGCGATGACATCTCGCCCAAGCAGCCGCGCCAGTGGCAGGGGCTGACGGATGAGGAAATCTTGACATATCGGCACATGATCGACTGGACGGCTGAATGGTCTTACATCGACTTTGCCCGAGCCATTGAAGCCAAGCTGAAGGAGCGCAACACATGAGTTTTGTTGCACATGCACAGGCCCATGGTTTGATCATCAACCATGCCATACCTGATGGCCGGTGGCACCGGGTACCCACGGTAGATAAGCCACGCAAGAGGAATGGTGCTTACATCTTTGATGGCAACTCAGGAGTGGTGAAGAACTGGGCAACCATGGAATCGTTTGCCCGGTATGGTGAGAAGGTCAGCCAGTTCATCAAATACTTTGACGATAGTGAAGAGCGTATCAAGCACGCACGGGCGGCCAAGCAGGCGCAGGAGCTGATCAACAAGGCAACCATGGCGCAGCATCCCTATCTGAAAGCGAAGGGATTCCCAGATGCGAAGGGGCTAGTCGTTGGTGAAGAGCTGATCGTACCCATGAGGGATGTAAATACGCAGCGGGTGGTGGGCGCCCAGAGAATCCAAGTCAGTGGTGAAAAGCGCTTCATACCAGGCACGCGTGCGAAAGGCGCGGTGTTCGTGCTCGGTCGGGGTCGGGAGCCGTGGCTAGTCGAAGGCTACGCGACCGGGCTTAGCGTGCAAGCGGCGCTGCGGTTTTCTGATGTGCGGGTGGTGGTGTGCTTCAGCGCGGGCAATCTGGCGCATGTGGCACGCATTACGGGCGGGCGTATCGTTGCCGATCATGACGCGAGCGGCACGGGGCAGCGGGTTGCGAAGGCTAGCGGGTTGCCGTGGTGCATGAGTCCTACCCTTGGCGATGATGCAAACGATTTGCATATGAGAGCGGGTCTCGGTGCGGTGCGGTCAATGCTTCGTGATTGTGTAGTCGGCTAAAGCGGCGGGGATAAGCGTCTGTGCGGTCTCGTCGGTGATACCCCATTGCCGACAGTGAACGACAAAGGCCGCTGCTAGTGCGGCGGCGGCAGTTCCTGGGTGCTCGAATTGATCGGGCAAAGCCGAGAGAATCTCGGCCATGCCTTGATTGAGCTCTAAGTAAGGATTCATCCGGGCGAGTGTATAGCAAGCCCATAAAACAACAAGCTGCCTTCGCATTCGACCATACCAGCGGGCCCGTAGGGGTCGGCTATTCGGTAATCCTTGCGGCTTACCATCTGCGCGGCGAATAGCAGCGGGTGAGTCGTTTTCGGTGGCGTGAAAACCTGAAAGCTGCCTTTCTCGCCTATCGTGCCGCTGAGCCCGCGCGGGTTGCGAGCGCGGTACTCGTCGACCAGTCGGAAAAATTCCCGCTCGAAGTCTCCGCCTGGGGCGAAGGTGAAAAATGGTCTGGCGTTCATGCGTGCGCCCTTTCAAATGCTTTCGCCTTCGGGCCATGGACTACGATAACCACGCTAGCGGCGGAGGGTTTGAGGGCCCCATCGCAAGCACCACAAGCGATGCACTGGCGACCTTTATCGGCCGGGCATTCGATCTCGTGCTTGGCGATCGGCTGCGCCTTGGTCTTTACTCTGAAGTAACGCCAGCCCATGGCGCGGGCTATGTCTGCATCGGCGGCCGTTTCCACTGATGCCATGCAAAGCTCACGCATAGGTTGGGCCCATGGTTCACGCCATTGGTGGGTGTAACCAGTCCAACCTTCGGCCGTTTCCAGCAAGCGGAGCCAGTACTGAAGCGGGATCATGGCAGGATCGCCGGCTGCGCCTAATCGAACCATTCGCCCCATGGTCAAGCGTTTCATGAGCGCAGGCTTTCGCCTTAAGTCCATGTAACCGCCCCTGTGGTAGGTTTTCCATACGTTCGAGGGTGCTTTACCCCACTCGATATAGCACTCGGCGTGCATTGGACAATCGCCACAATAGGCGCGGTCGGCCCCGGTGGCGCGGGCTGCGAGCGGGTGCATGTCTTCGCGCAAAATCCACGTTTGCACCATGTTGCCCGTTTTGCCGTTTTTGCTTTCGAGCGTGGCAATCCCGACGATAGGGGCGTTATCGATCGGGCTGCGCCCTTTGTAAAAAATAAAACCTCTCATGTTTTTCATCCTTAAAAGTTGCAGCAGCCACAGCAGGGCGCGTCTTCACAAAGCCCTGAGCGGTTTCGGTAGTAGTCGCGGCCGGCTATGCGGTAATGGTCTGATACGGTTCGGCGTGTGGACATGTATCGGCCCACAGCCTCGGCGGTTTCCTCGTCAAGGCCGGGCTCGATTTCATGAGCAAGCCAGGCGTGCTTATTGCGTGGGTCGTAAGCGATCTGATCGCCGGGTTTAATCGGCGCCCCCGATTGCGAGCGGCCGGGGTAACGGGCTGTAATAAGTTTCATGCTTCGCTCCGGTCGTGGTACTCGATCACGCTGACATCGCCGGCCATGACAAAGCGTAGCCATAAGCCGTTATGCGTGGCCATATCCCAGGCGCGAGCGCAAGCGTCAAAGGCGGCGTTTTTTGCTTCGTCCAGCGTGCGGGCGGTGTAACTATTTACAAAATCTCCGTCGCCGTCGATGCTTGCGATACATATGGTGTAGGTTTTCATGATCAAAGGCTCTCCACGATATCGCCGCAAGCGATCCACAAAAGGCGGTCCAGATTTGCGTCATGGTCTGACAATTCGGCTTGGTCCCACGCGCCATAGTCGCGCAAAACCTCGCGCACGCGGTCGGGGTCCAGCTGGTCTAATTGTTTCTTGATCGAAGGCACGCGGCGAAGGTCTGCTATATCTCGATCGCATTGCCCTTGATGGTGCCCGATGCGTGCTTGTGCTTTGGTTATGGTGAGTTCAATAAACCCATAAGAGTCGGTCCAGTGCATGGTTAAAGCCCTTCTAAATGCATTTGCCCACGATTGCGGCGTTCGGCTGGCTTGGCTGAAAGCTTCACGGTGTAGAAAGGCTCGCCGGTTGATGTGTGGGCGGTTACAAGCTGGCGCGATGGTTTGAAATGCAAAGCGATCGATTGCCAGTCGATGGTAGTGCGGCCGGTGCAATGGCTCACGGCGGCGCGGTGTAGGGTTCCGTCGATAGCGCTCAGGCCTGAGTCAATGAGCATGTCTCGGAGGTTGTTTTGCTCGTCGTTCAGGGCGGCGATCTGCGCTTTAATTTCGGCCATGCGGTCCACGATTACATCAAGGATTGCTGCGTTGTATGCTGGTGCGTTCATGCTTGCCCCCGTTCTGCGATGGCGCGGCCGAAACGGCCGGTGATAATGACGCGTCCCCAGTGCTGGGGATAGCACGCTGCCCATGCGAGTGCTTCGCGGTAAGTGTGGGCGCGGTGGGTATAAGTGCGGTCTGAGCTAAGCACGCGCACTGTAAAGGGTGCAAAGCGCAGGGCTAAGCGGTTGAATAGTTTTCTCATATTGGTTCTCTCTGGTTATGGTGCAAAAGCGCACCCCAAAGCCCCGCACGCGAGGCGATGGGCTAAGCTCTCAGGGTTGGATGTATCGGTAGGACTGAAAGCCCCGGATAGGGGAGTCGTCCTTGTGTAAGTCTGTGATTTGCGGGTTGCGCCCGAAGCGCAGGCGGTAGGCTTGAAGGAAAGTCGACATGTCGCAGTCTTCCTCAAGGAAAGCGGTTTTTCCCTTCATGTAACTATAGGGGGTGATTTTGTCTTCGATGTGCAAGGTGCGAAGCATGGAAAAGGGAACCTCAAGCCAGCCGTGGCCCGGGTCGCAGTGATAGGTGTATTTGTGTGACATGGTTAAGTCTCCAAGGGAAAGCCCCCGAAGGGCGGGTTTATTAGGCTATTGCCTGCTGGTAATCAGGATGAAACACGCCCACGGAGTGAGCGAGCGATCGGATTGCCCATTGTTTAGCGTATAGCTGACGCTCGGACGGGGTAAAGTAATCGGCGGTGAGTGCCAGGACAGCATCATCTAAGCAAGCATGAGAGCTAGGGCAATCAGCATGTCTCACGGCTAAGGAAATGACTTGATCGGTTGTCATGGTTGAAAGCTCCAAGGGTTGGTTTATGCGGTGAGAGCGATTGCGGTTAGCTCATCGCGCAGGGTGCGCTTATCTTCATAGGTAAAGCCCTCGAGGTCTGAGCAATAAATTGCATAAGTATCGGCATGGTCATAGGCGTGCATGATTGAGTACTGGTCAAGCTCGCAGCGTAGGATGTAATCAACGCCCCGGTCTACGTCTTGCATATAGACAATGCCGGGTTGGATTTCACAAGCGGCGATGCGCTGGCCCTCGGCGGTATATGACCGGCCGGAATTGAACTTGATAATTTCTTGTAGGTTCATGTCGTTTGCTCCAGGTTGTTAAGGGGTTGGCACTGCTTCGCTAGTATCGGTGACAACACGTCAGCTGTCAATAGCCAATTGTCAGCTATAACCTACCATTGGTCGGCGATAAGCGGCCTTTCGGACAAGCGGTTGACTGCAACCGATAAACGGTCATAATGCGTTCTTATTTCGTTCTCATGGGGAAGGCATGGCAAGCGCAAGGTCGGCACTGCCGGATAGGGCACTGAAGGCATTACAGAAAGGCATACCAGCTGATAAGGTGCTTACACCGGGTTTGAACCTAACGCCCCAGGAAAAACAATTTGTCCAGGCAATAGCAGAGGGAGCGAGTAAAAGGGATGCTTACATCGAAGCATATGAGCCGCAAGGGAGCTCACGCAGTACTACAACGGCGGCTTGGCGTGTGGCAGAGCGTAAAGACGTGAAGCAAGCGATCGCGGTGCAAGAGGGGATTCAAAGGCTGAGGTATTCGCAAAACCCCTTGCGCATAAGAGATTTCCTCGTTGATGAGCTCCAGCATATAGCTCGAACCGCACCGAAACCCAGTGACCGGCTCGGTGCACTGCGCATGCTCGGCCAGCTAGCGGACGTGAGCGCATTCGAAACCCGGTCAGTCGTCACGCATCAAACTGGCTCGGATACAACGGCACGATTGCGCGAGAAGCTAGCCCGACTCGGCGGGGTGATTGACGTGGACGCGCACGAGCACACGCACGAGCACCCACCCGCACAATCGCAGGCGCACGAGGACGACCCCACGGTAGGGGGGGAGGGGCAAAGTGGCCAGGGGGCTGGGGGCGGCGCTAGGTCCAATAATCCACACCAACGATCTGACAACTCTACCGATGCCCCAGAAGAAGACCCCCACCCCCTACTAAAGTCTACAATTCCGCCAGCTGGCGGGATTACTACGGAAGAGGCCCCCATAGAAGAAGAAGTGGGTTCCCATAAGGGGGGTAGGAAAAAAAAGGAGAGGCCGATATGGGAGGATCCTAAGAGGTGGTATGCGGAGACGATGGGGGAGGTGCCGAAGATAGAGTGGCAGCCTAGGGAGGAAGCTAGGGAAGAGGTGCAGAGGAGGTTGAATGAATCTGGTGAAGATGGCCAGTAGTGCTGGTATGAAGGTTGGGGATGGTGGGTGGATAGGTACTACTGGGGATTTGTTGACCTTTATGAGGTTAGTACAGATACATGAGAGGGAGAGGTGTGCTTTGGTCTGTGAGGACTGGGGTAGGAATACCAAGGACCGTGGGGCGAAGGTGTGTGCTGAGTTGATTAGGGAGTTGAAGTGACACAGGCAGAGGCAAAAGTCCTGCTGGCTGTAAAGACCTGGTGGGAGTTGTATCACTTTGGTCCTTCGTATGACGACATACGGTTTGTATTGCTACAGGACAGTAAGAGTAATGTGCATAGGCTGGTGAAGAGTCTGTGTAAGCAGGGGTATTTGAAGAAAACGCCTGGTAAGCCTAGGAGTGTTCGGGTGGTTAGGAAGAAAATTGGACATTAGGCAGTTAGCCAAAGCAGCTGCCGGGAAGCTTCATCTACTTACTGAGGATGAGAAGCGGGTACTGCTTCAGGAGATAGAGGAGTTAGAGAGGGAAGATGCTAAGTCCCATGCTCAAAATGATTTCATGGGGTTTGTAAAACGCATGTGGCCGGGGTTTATTCCTGGTAAACATCATGAAGTAGTGGCTAAGGCGTTTGAAAATGTTGTTAATGGACATAATAAACGTCTTATTATTAATATGGCGCCACGTCATACTAAGTCTGAGTTTGCCAGTTATTTATTACCTGCTTGGTTTTTGGGTAAGAATCCGAATAAAAAGATAATACAGACCTCACATACTGCTGAATTAGCTGTTGGTTTTGGACGTAAAGTTAGAAACTTAATTGATTCAGAAGAATATAATCAAGTATTTACTGATGTAAAACTAAAAGCAGATAATAAATCGGCTGGGCGATGGGCTACTAATAAGGGTGGTGAGTATTTTTCCATCGGTGTTGGTGGTTCTGTAACGGGTAAAGGCGCTGATTTATTAATTATTGATGATCCGCATTCAGAACAAGAAGCTAAATTAGCGGCTCATAAACCAGATATATTTGATTCAGTATATGAATGGTATACGTCAGGGCCGCGGCAGCGATTACAACCTGGGGGCGCTATAATTATTGTAATGACTAGGTGGTCGTTGAGAGACCTTACGGGCCAAGTTATTAAAGCAAGTCAAACAAGAGGCGGTGATGAGTGGGAAGTTATTGAATTACCTGCGATTATGCCGTCGGGTAAACCGGTTTGGCCTGAGTTTTGGAAATTAGAGGAATTACTGGCGCTTAAAGAGGAGTTGCCGGTAGGGAAATGGAATGCTCAGTACCAGCAACAGCCGACGGCTGAGGAAGGTGCGATTGTTAAGCGAGAGTGGTGGAAGGTTTGGGAGGGTGATAGGCCGCCGCCATGTGATTTTGTGATTCAGAGTTGGGACACGGCGTTTCTCAAGCACAATAGAGCTGACTTTTCTGCTTGTACTACATGGGGTGTGTGGACGACAGAGGAGGGAGAAACGAATATCATCTTGCTGGATGCGTTTAAGGACCGATATGAATTCCCTGAACTTAAGCAGAAGGCTTATGAAACCTACCGCGAGTGGGAACCGGATGTATTTCTGGTTGAAGCCAAGGCAGCAGGAAGCCCGTTGGTTTTTGAACTCCGAAGGATGGGTATTCCGGTCAGTGAGTACAGCCCAACCAAAGGCAACGACAAGATCGTGAGGCTAAATGCCGTATCGGATTTGTTTGCCTCGGGGCGGATCTGGGTGCCAGAGCGTAAGTTTGCGGATGAGTTGATTGAGGAAGTCGCAGCTTTTCCTTCAGGAGAGCATGATGACCTAGTAGACTCGATGACCCAAGCGTTATTGCGCTTTAGGACGGGCGGTTTCTTGAGCCTGCAATCAGACGATGAAGACCGTGAGCCGATGTATCGCCGCAAGGTCGCTTATTACTAGGAGCCAAGATGGAACCTGCACTTTATCCTGCGCCATTAGGTCTTGATGCCGCCATGGAAGAACCCACGGAAGTGGAAATTGAGATTGAGAACCCAGATTCGTTAGCCATATCAGCAGACGGCGTAGAGATTATCTTTGAGGCTGAACGTGAAAGCCCAGAAGATTTTGATGCCAACCTTGCTGAGTACATGGATGACCGGGATCTGGCGTCTATTGCTAGTGATCTGATCCAAGACTACGAGACAGATAAGTCATCCCGCAAGGAATGGGTAGATACCTACGCTGATGGGCTGAAGCTTCTTGGTTTGAAGTACGAAGAGCGTACAGAACCATGGCCTGGTGCGTGCGGTGTGTTTTATCCGCTACTGTCAGAAGCGGCAGTTAGGTTCCAAGCTGAATCCATCATGGAGACTTTCCCTGCCTCGGGGCCGGTGAAGACTCAGATTGTTGGGGCGTTGACCAAAGAGAAGGAAGATGCGGCAGAGCGTGTCAAAGATGACATGAACTACCGGTTAACGGAAGAGATGCCTGAGTACAGACCTGAGCACGAGAAGATGCTTTGGTCTTTGGCTTTGGCGGGGTCAGCATTTAAGAAGGTCTACTACGATCCTTCGCTTGGCCGGCCGGTATCGATGTTCATTCCGGCAGAGGATATTGTGGTTCCATTTGGTGCAAGCGATTTGAGGTCGGCACCAAGGATTACGCACATCATGCGTAAGACCCAGAATGAAGTGAGGAAGCTTCAGCACGCAGGGTTCTGGAGAGATGTGGATTTAGGTGAGCCATCAACGGTATTAAGTGAGGTAGAGAAGCGCAAGGCTGAAGAAGAAGGTATGTCAGCCACGATGGATGACAGGTATCGCATTCTTGAGATGCACGTAGAGCTAGATCTTCCAGGTTTTGAAGATACTGATAAGAACGGCCCTACGGAAATTGCACTACCTTATGTGGTGACGATTGATGAAAGCACGAACAAGATCCTAGCTATCCGTAGGAACTGGTATGAAGAGGATCCGTTAAAGCTCAAGCGGATGCACTTTGTACATTACCCGTACATCCCAGGCTTTGGGTTCTATGGTTTTGGATTGATCCACTTGGTAGGTGCATTTGCCAAGTCAGGGACGTCTTTGATCCGTCAGTTGGTGGATGCCGGTACGTTATCGAACCTGCCGGGTGGATTGAAGTCCCGTGGCCTGCGAGTCAAGGGTGATGACACACCGATTGCGCCGGGTGAGTTCAGGGATGTGGATGTGCCATCAGGTTCTATTAGGGACAACATCCTTCCGCTTCCTTACAAAGAGCCAAGCCAGGTTCTTTACCAGTTGCTACAGACGATAGTTCAGGAAGGCCGCCGGTTTGCAGCAACGGCTGATATGCAGATTTCGGACTTGTCCGCGAATACACCGGTTGGTACGACGCTTGCCGTATTGGAAAGAACCCTCAAGGTTATGTCTGCGGTGCAGGCAAGGCTTCACTACTCCATGCGTCAGGAGTTCAAGCTTCTTGCTTCTATTATTAGAGACTATGCACCTACGGAATATAGCTACGACGTAGATGCGCCCGGTGGAAGGCTGGTCAAACAAGCTGACTATGACTTGGTTGATGTCATACCAGTCTCTGATCCTAATGCAACGACCCTTGCACAGCGGGTTACGCAGTATCAAGCAGTACTACAGTTGGCAGCACAGGCTCCACAGATCTATGACATGCCTGAGTTACATAAGCGCATGTTGGAAGTCTTGGGTATCAAGAACATTGATAAGCTGATCCCAGCAGCTAAGGCAGAACAGCCTCGTGATCCGGTATCGGAGAACATGGCCATACTGACGATGCAGCCAGTGAAAGCCTTCATCTACCAAGATCATGAGGCTCACTTGGCGGTCCATACGGCGGCTATCCAAGATCCCATGCTGAGACAGCAGGTGCAGCAGAATCCCCAAGGTGGCGTAATGATGGCCGCGGCCATGGCCCACATCAATGAGCATATGGCGTTCTTGTACCGCAAGCAGATTGAGCAGCAGCTTGGTGTGCCGTTGCCACCTCCAGATCAGCCTTTGCCTGAAGACTTTGAGGTTGAAATCTCAAGGCTGGCAGCGCGTGGTGCTCAGCAGTTACTACAGCAGCACATGGCAGAGGCCCAGCAACAGCAGGCTCAACAGCAGGCTCAAGATCCTTTGATCCAGATGCAACAGGCAGAGTTGGCGCTTAAGCAGCAGAAGGAGCAGCGTGAGGCCGCCAAGGATCAGGCTGACATTATGTTGAAAGCACAGGCTCAACAGGACAAAGTGATGCTTGAGCAGCAACGCATTCAAAGCTTGAACCAGATAGCTGAGCAGAATATAGCGGCCAAGATGATTGATAAGGCGGCAGACATTCAGCGTGATCAGTCACTAGCAAGGATGGGTAAATGAATTACGCCGAAGCGGTAGAGCTAGAGATTGATAAGCAGATTAGGTATTTAGAAGGACAACTCTCGCAAGGGAGCATGAAGAGTTTTGAGGAGTACAAATTCGTCTGCGGCCAGATTCAAGGTCTTTTGGTCGCAAGGCGCATCAACGAAGACCTTGCCAATCGAATGAAGGAATACGATGAGTGATATTACTGAGGATTCTCAGCAGGAAGCAACGCAACTCCCAGAGCCCACGGGTTATCGGATGTTATGCGCCTTACCAGAGGTAGAGGATAAGTTTGCCAATGGTTTATTCAAGCCTGATTCGCTTGCAAAAATTGAAGAGTTCAGCACGGTTGTTTTGTTTGTACTGAAGATGGGACCGGATTGCTATAAGGATGCGGCAAAGTTCCCAACGGGACCATGGTGCAAGGAAGGCGATTTTGTTTTGGTGCGTGCTTATTCAGGAACCCGGTTCAAGATTCACGGACGGGAGTTTCGTTTGATCAACGACGACACCATAGAGGGTGTGGTCCAAGATCCTCGTGGCTATAGCCGCGCATAAAGGGGAAGTTATGAGTGAAGAGAAGATTGAATTTGAAGTCGAGGGTGAGACAGAGATCGAGATTGTTGACGATCGCCCCGAGGCGGATAGGAATGCGACGCCATTAAAGGGTGATCCATCTGAGATACCTGATGATGAAATCAAACAGTATTCAGATAATGTAAAGAAACGCATTCAGCATTTGAAGCATGGGTATCACGATGAGCGCAGGGCCAAGGAAGAGGCGCAGCGTGAGCGTGAGGCAGCTATTGCCTATGCAAAACAGATTGCTGAAGAGAATGCAAAGCTGAAAGAGAAACTAACTACGGGTGAAAGCACGTTAATAAAGACGATGCAATTTGCCACAGATAAAGAAGTAGCTGAGGCAGAGCGTAGTTATAAAGAAGCACTGGATAGCCAAGAATCTGACAGGATATTGGCGGCCCAGAAAGCATTAAATGTGGCGATGTTGAAGGCTGATCGGGTTAAAAACTTCAAACCTGCTGCGCCTGAACCAGCACCTGAGTTGCCACAGCAACAAAACCCTGCTTATAATGTTCAGCAGAATACTTATCAGGACCGCAAAGCAGAAACCTGGAAGGCCAATAATAAGTGGTTTGGTCAATCAGGCGAGCCTGGGGTAGATGATGAGATGACGTTTTTTGCCATGGGCCTGCATAAAAAGCTTACTCGGGAAAATGGTGAACATTACGCATTGACGGATGAGTATTACGAGAAGATCAATTCTCGCGTAAGGGAGAAATTCCCTGAGTACTTTGGTGATCGGGAGCCACCAGAGGAAAAAGCAAAGCCTCCTGCTTCGGTGGTTGCCCCGGCAACGCGCAGCTCGCCACCTAAAAAACTGAAGCTGACAACCTCGGAAGCCAATACGGCCAAGAGGCTTGGAGTTCCGCTTGAAAAATACGCCATGGAATTGGCAAAACTACGCATGGAAGGAAAGTTATGAGCCGCGAATCCAGAGAAGCACAGACCCGTGAAACCACGGAACGTCCGAAGCAATGGAAGCCGCCCAGCTCATTGCCCGATCCTCTCCCGCGGGATGGTTGGAGACATCGTTGGGTGCGCACCGCAGTACTGGGGCAGTCCGACGCAAGGAATGTAGCCAGCCGTCATCAGGATGGATTCGAACCATGCAAGTGGGAAGACTATCCCGAGGTAACCCGAGCCCTGCTCGCAACCGGACCTCAAACCGGCAATATTGAGATTGGTGGATTAATGTTGTGCCGCGCTCCCGTTGAGATGGTGGATCAGCGTAATACCCATTACCTGAAGCAAGCCAATGATTGGATGAAGAGTGTGGACAGCAACTTTATGCGCGAAAACGACCCACGGATGCCACTGTTTAATGACAGACGCACCGAGGTCCAATTCGGTAAAAGATAACCTCATTTGGAGTAACTCAAATGGCTTACCCGACGATTTCAGGCCCATATGGCCTGCGTCCGATCAACTTGATCGGCGGTCAGGTGTTTGCCGGAGCCACTCGTCAGCGTCGGATCGTAAACTCCAGCGCATCGAGCATTGGTTTTGGTGACCCTGTGAAGTTTGACAACAATGGTTGCATTGTTGTTTGTACCGAGACGACGGCCGCCCCTGTCACTGGCTTTGCTGGTGTGTTCATGGGATGTACGTTTGTTTCTGCTGTAACTGGTCAACCCACGTTCTCGCAAGCATGGATTTCTGGAACCGCAGTAGCAAGCAACACTTATATCGTTGCTTATGTCTGTGAAGATCCAGATCAGCTGTTCCAGGTTTGTGGCGTTAGTGGAACCACGGTAGTTTCGACCACGTCTGGTTTCCAATACACAGACATCGGTCTGAACGTGGCTATGGTTGCAAACACCTTGAATACCACGACCAAGGACAGCCGTTACGCAGTAGATATTGCAACCGGTGCAACGACACAAACATTGCCGTTGCGAATCATTGATGTGGTGCCCGATACGGCATTCACATATAGCAGTACGATTTACTACCCAGAAATCATCGTTAAGTTCAATGCAGCTTATGTAGTGCAGGCGACGGGCGTGGTTACGGGCGGTCATGCGTACAACAACCCAGTCGGACTGTAAGGGGAAACTTAAATGGCTATTTCACGCGCACAACTACTGAAAGAGCTGCTCCCCGGCCTGAACGCACTGTTCGGTCTTGAGTACGCTCGCTATGGCGAAGAACACAAAGAGATCTATGAAACCGAGACCTCTGAGCGTTCATTTGAAGAGGAAACCAAGCTGTCTGGATTCTCGGCCGCACCGGTCAAGAACGAAGGCGCTGCGATTCGTTATGACAACGCGCAGGAAGCTTGGACAGCTCGCTACACCCATGAGACGATCGCTATGGGTTTCTCGATTACCGAAGAGGCAATCGAAGACAACCTGTACGACTCGCTCAGCTCACGTTATACCAAGGCACTCGCACGCGCCATGGCATACACCAAGCAGGTGAAAGCAGCAGCCGTATTGAACAACGGATGGGCATCAAGCGTTACTTATGGTGACGGCCAGCCTCTGTTCTCTACATCACATCCTCTTGTATCGGGTGGCACTAACAGCAACACGCCCGCGACCCAGGCAGACTTGAATGAGACTTCGTTGGAAAACGCAGTCATTCAAATCGCAGCTTGGACCGACGAACGTGATCTGTTGATCGCAGCTCGCCCACGCAAGCTCATCGTTCCTCCTAACCTCCAGTTCGTGGCAACGCGTCTGTTGGAAACCGAACTCCGTGTCGGCACCAACAACAACGACATCAACGCCATCAAGAACAACGGTTCGATCCCAGAAGGCTATACGATCAACCACTTCTTGACCGACACGAACGGCTGGTTCCTCACCACCGATGTACCCAACGGATTGAAGCACTTCGTGCGGACACCGATGAGTACTGGAATGGACGGCGATTTCGACACGGGGAACGTGCGTTACAAGGCAAGAGAGCGCTACTCGTTTGGAGTGAGCGACCCCCTCGGTATCTTTGGTTCGCAAGGCGCCTAAGTAAGTGCTTGATTTCTAACAAGAAATCACCTTACTAGCTTTGTATCAGGAACCCCGCTCCGGCGGGGTTTTCCTTTTGTAGGATCTGTGCTATAATTCTCCGTGTCATAACACAGGAGAAAGAAATGGACACTTCAAACCTACCCAAAACCCGCAAAGAAGCTCAAGACTTAGGAGCCAAGTATTACTTCACAGGCGAACCCTGCAAGCACGGACACATAGCCCCCCGAAAAACAAAAGGCTCGTGTGTTGAATGTTTGAAAGTTGAATGGGAAAAAGCCAATACCACTAGAGCAGATTACTTCCGCGAGTACAACAAATCAGAAGCCGGACAGAAGGCCAAGCGCAAGTACTACGAGGCAAACAAGGAAAACGTAATTGCTAGAGCGCAAGCAAGAACGGATGAGGACAAACGCCGGTACAAGAAAAACCACAAGATTAATAACCCTGACATGTACAAAGAGATGACCAGTTTAAGGCGTCGTCGATTCAGGGATGCAACACCCAAGTGGCTTACAGACGCGCAGAAAATGGAAATCAGGCTTAAGTATCGCTTGGCTATTGAACTGAGCAGAGCAACTAGCGAGAGGCACGCTGTTGACCATATTATTCCTTTGCATGGCGAGACGGTCTGTGGGTTGCACGTACCATGGAATCTCCAAGTTTTGACGCAAAAAGACAACCTGCTGAAATACAATAAGCTGATTGACTCCCACCCTAATAACTGATACAACCACCCTACTAGGATTTAACTCATACCGACTGGCCTAGCAGACTTAGTAGAGACGGTATGGGGATGCGCTACTACGCGGAGTTAACATGGCTATTTCTACCTTTGACGGTCCAGTCCGATCCCTGGGCGGCATTTATCAGCAGGGCCCATCCACGATCGTTGAGATCACTTCCAGTACCACACTAAATCCCGTGGCCCATGCTGGCCGGATTATTTCTGTTGGCGGCACACTTGCTGCTAACGTGGTTCTGACGCTTCCTGCAATCAATACTTCAGCTAACGTATCCTCGTCTGGCCCTGGCAATGATCCCAATACGGCCAACAACGAAGGCGTTGTTTATACGATCTGGGTTCCAACCACGATTGCTACATCTTTACTGAAGATTGGTACGGATGGCACTGACAAGTTTGTCGGTACGATCCTTGGTGTTGATACTGACTCTTCCAATGCGCTTGTGGCTTACACGGCCGGTGCTTCCAATGACTTCATCAACTTCAACGGTACGACAACCGGTGGCGTTGCTGGATCATGGGTCCAGATCGTTGCGATCGCAGCCAACAAGTACATGGTCAACGGTATTGCACTTGGCTCAGGAACTGTCGCGACACCCTTTGCTGATTCCTAATAGGAGCGTCACATGGACACAGACGTCCTAGGCAAGTCTCTTGCTGCGTCTGGCGCTGTCTCGGCTACACCAACTCGTGTCCGCGGGTTGGTTGTTGAACCGGGTACATCCACTGGCAGTGTTGAGATTAAAGACGGCGGATCGAGCGGCACAAGCAAGTTCATCATTAACACGGTTGCTAATGGTGAAACCTTTGCTGTACTCATTCCTGCCAATGGCGTTTGGTGTAAGACAAGTGCTTACGCCACACTGACTAACGCCAAAGTCACGGTGTTTTATGGCTAAGACGCCGGCTTGGCAACGCAAAGAAGGTAAAAACCCGGCCGGTGGCTTAAACGCCAAGGGTCGGGCTTCTTACAATGCAGCCAATCCTGATAAGCCGGGTCTTAAGGCTCCTCAACCCGAGGGCGGTTCACGTAAGAAATCATTCTGCGCCAGAATGGAAGGGATGAAAAAGAAACTTACGTCGGCCAAAACAGCCAAAGATCCTAATAGCCGTATTAACAAAAGTCTACGCGCATGGAAATGTTGAATGGATACGGGCGCTCTTATTTGGAATCTCATCACATCATTCTTTGTGGGTCTGGTGATGTTCATGCTTAAGCAAGCTTCAGATGAACAGAAGCGGATTCAAATCCTACTTAACAGAACTCGGGAGGAAATTGCCCGTGATCACATCACTCGCGCAGAAGTTCGTGCAGACCTTGAAAGAATCATGGAAAGGTTTGACGCAGGTATTGGCAGGTTGGAAGCAAAAATTGATGCCCTCGCTGAAAGGAAATGACGATGAAAAAAATGCGTAAGTACCAAGAAGGTGGTATGACCGATGAAGATTTGGAGAAATACCGAACCCGTCCTGACGAAGGTACATCAGGGAGTTTTCTCCTGCCATCAAGCGGATCACGCCGGTCAGTTAGGGTTTCCTCTGACGGCATGTCTGCTGGCATGGGCCCAACAAAGCCACAAAGTTCTGGGATGATTAATCGTAACGAATCAATGGTTAGCAAGGTGGCAAAAGCAATTACGCCAGGCGGTTCAGGACCAGGAGCGGCAGTTGCCGCGGCGGCTGAAGCGAGGCGGAAAAAAGAACAGGGGTATAAGAATGGTGGTTACGTGAAAGCCGCTGATGGATGCGCCAAGCGTGGCAAGACTAAAGGCACGATGGTCGTGATGAAGTAATTCCGCCAGCTGGCGGAATTTGCTACTAAAGTAGGGGGTAGTATGAAGAAGCGCAGGCGTTTCCAAGAAGGTGGGGATATTCCTGATATAGATCGGGAGCCGCTAAGGGATAGTAGCGGAGAGATTGTTAGGGATAGTAGCGGTGAAGCTGTTATGTCTGGCAGTACGCCTAGGAAGCCCTTGCGCCAAGTCATGTCTGAAATGGATGATTACCAAGGTATAGACCTTAGTAACATACCAAAAGCAGAAACGGCCCCAGTACGCACCTCTCGTATTGAGTCAAAGGGCGATACAGATCTTGCAGAACCTGGTTCAGCCGGGTTTTCACGCACCCCTTTGAAAGCTTCTGCACAAAAAGTGCAAACAAAACCACCGCCTAAAGCGGAAGTTAAAACCCAGACTAAGGCGGAAGTTCAGGCTCCACCAAAGAAGGATGTCAAAGCCGAGATTGAGAGACTCAAGGCGTATGACAAACCTATTGAGCGTGTCACACCAGAGATGAATCTTGTTGGCGGACCTTTGCTAAAAGGTCTTAAAGCATCCGGCGCAGGACTTGCTGCCAAACTTGCACCGCAAGCGGCTAAGACTCGCGTTGAGCCATCTATCCCACAAGAAGCAGTAAAAGCTCTTGCTATGGCGCCAAAGCGCGGTGGTGAATTGGCTACCCGCGGTGGAGAGCTTGCCACCAAGACCCCAAAGGGGAATTAGTTACCAAGGGTAGTGATCTGGTTAAGCGTCGAGAATCCATGGCGCAATTAGAATCTCCTCGCAGGCGATTACCTTTTGAGAAGGATATGGGTAAGGCCAGGCTTGAGACTCAAGCCAATAAGCGCAGGCAGCTCGGTGGTTCAAGCCGTAGTGAAGATGTGATTGAGATGGGCATGAAGCGCGGCGGCAAAGTAGGATCAGCATCTAGCCGTGGTGATGGCATTGCAAAGCGAGGCAAGACCCGCGGAAGGTATATCTGATGGACAAGGTAAAACGCGTTATGCGTGAATTCAAGGAAGGTAAACTCAAGTCTTCCTCTGGCCAGAAAGTTACTAACCCCAAGCAAGCAATTGCGATTGGACTATCGGAGCAAAGAGCTATGAAAGGTTACAAAGCGGGCGGTGAGCCCAAGGCAATGGTCAAGAAAGAAGTTGCCTTTATGAAAGCTAAGGGCGCACCTAAGTCTATGGTCAAGCATGAAATGGCCGAGATGAAGGGTATGAAGAAAGGCGGTTCGGTTGGTCAGACCAAGATGGGCTCTGTAAAGACCGCCGCTCCTTCCAAAGATGGTGTGGCCGTGAAGGGCAAAACCAAGGGAACCATGGTTAAGATGGCCAAGGGCGGCTATTCTTGCTAAGGTGATTTGTGGCTATACCATCGTCTGCTTACTCGGCGGAATGGGGTAGCTTTACCGCTGCCCAGAAAATATCCGCCTTTACCGCTGCTGGGACTACAGTTGATGAACTTCGTGACGCTGGAGTTGACGATGGAACTATCCAATGGATGATTAAAGAGGGTGGGTGGAAGCCTCCAAAACAAATCCAACAGGAAACAGTAACAACAAAACAAGCAGAGCCGGTTTACCAAGAACCGGCGTACGTTGATCCAGATGTTGCGCAGCAACTAGCAGAGCAACAGCGTGCCGCCCAAGAAGAGGCTGAAGCTAGGCAAGCGCGAAGAAATCAAATCGCAAGCTTGCAAAATTTAACCCCGGCAGAAAAGGCAAGGTTTTATCTAAACGAATTAAAAAGAGGCGTTAGCGACGCAGCACTTCGTCAAGAAGTAGAAAGCGTTTTGGGATACCAATCCGCTTGGTCTGATTTACAGCAATTGGCAAAAGGGCTGCAAGAGCAAGATAATGCAGCGGCAGCAGCGGCAGCAGCGGCAGCAGCGGCAGCAGAAGCTGCGAGACAGGCTGCGGCACAAACCACTCAAGCGACTGTTACAACACAGCCATCAGAGCAAACGCAGGCTACGACACCGACAGCAAGTGGCACCACAACGTCAACGCAAGTAGCTGCAAAACCAGATGCTCTTGCAAGCAAAACAGTTATTCTTGGTGACTCATTGTCGTCTTCTTTGGGGTACGAAAAATCAGGTACGAGCGTTGGTAGCCTGACAGATGTTGTAAGCGGCGTTGCAAATGTAAGCCGTGGAGGCATGACAACCCAAGAAGCTTTGACAGGGCAAAAACCAGCCGGCTTTGCCAGTCAAGAGGCATCCGCTTTTGAAAATAAAGGCGGTACTTATCAAGAGTTTTTGAATACTTACAAACCAGAAACAGTTATTTTGCGGTATGGCGCTGCTGATGCGGCGCTCATGAAAGACCCGGAACAAACAATAAAAAACATTGACACGATGATCAGGCTTGCAAAAGAGTCTGGATCTCAGGTTGTTATTGTTGGAATTCCTCCTGTTGCAAAATCAACAGACGCAAGAAGTGGCGGCGTATCCGGTGATTATTATGATTTCTTGCCACCCCTTGTTGAGCAAATTAATTCTGGCTTAAAAACCCTTTCGGATAAATACAACTTAAAGTATGTAGATTTATCAAACGTAAAAATACCTGAAGGCGGATTATTAGACGGTCTTCACCCTAATGCAGAGACCGGGGAAATAATTGCCCAAGAACTTAATAAACAACTTAGCGAACCGACTACAAAACTTGCATTTCCCGCGGAGCCATCAGCAACATCCCAACAACAAACAGCTGATTCGCAAAGATCAAAGTTTGGGATGACGGCTGACGAGTTTAAGACTCGTCTAACGGCAGGGAATCCAAGTGATTTGGTGATGGATCAGCGATTGCTTGAGATAACGCTAGAGAAATCATGGTCCCCGCAGTTAGCCGTGGACATGGTGAATACGGCTTTTGGTACAAGCAAAACGGTTAATGATTACACCACGGCAATGTCCAAGGTGTTGCAAGATCCAATTACCAAACTTGTACAGAATGGCGCCACGGCAGATGAGGTAAGGCAGATAGCTAAAACTATTGGCGTTGATGAAACAACCGCCAATGCAGCCATTAGCACCGCAATAAAAACCAAGGAAGCAAGTGCTATCCAAGCAGACGTTACCAAGTTCCTAGATAAGGACGGTAATGTCAGCATGACCAAGATTGTTGAATACGCAGATGGCAATAAGCTTGCGTATGCAGACGTTCAAAACGCGCTGAAAGAAAAGTTTCCCAAGCTTACGACAGACATGTTGGTCTATGAAAAGGACCGGCAGCAGATTGCTTCAGTGGCAGACGCGGCAGGGGCGGTAGGATTGCCCAAGGCTTTGGCGCTTGCTATTGATAAAGGTATTGAGTTAGACAATCTGGCCAAGTTCTTTAACAAGACGCCAGATGAATTCAAGACGCTTGTATCAGATAACCTGGGTACGATCGCCACGGCTATTCGTGACTCTGGCACTAATGCCCCGGTAGGGCTGGCGGACTTGCTTGGTATAGATCAGGCTGCAACTAATTCGGCCATGAAGAGCCAAGACTTTGTTGTTGGCCTAAACAAGCTGGCTGATACAAAGGGGAATATCCCATTTGATAAAGCGCTTGATTACGCATCAAAGAATAATGTCGGTCCGTATGCGCTTGCAGGTTATTTGAAGGTAGCGCCAGAGCAGATATTCAAATACCAGAAAGATCAGGCTATAGCTTCTGATCTGAATAAGCTTGCGGACGACAAAGGCCAGATTGCTTTTGACAAGGCTCTTCAGTACGCATCGACAAATAACATGTCGATCGAAGACTTGGCCGGCTATATTGGCGTTAAGCCTGATCAGCTTACACAGTATCAAACAGATACCAAGATTAAATCGGGCTTGGATCTTGCGGCCGGTGAAGATAAGCAACTGAGTTATGACGAGATCATCAAGTTTGCTTCAGACAACAAGATGAATCTTGCTGATGTTGTGAATTACATAGGCACCCCGGAAAGCCGCAAGGACTTATTAACCGGTATTCAAGACTATGTAACTGCCAAAGAGGCAGATGCCAAGCTTACTGGCCAAGAGCGTCTAACCAATCAGCTTAATGAAATTACCAAGGGCGGTACTACCGCGGGCGTATGGGATAAGAACCAAGGTTGGGACCATCACTCTAAGAAGATGGTTGATTACCTAACCCAATACGGTATTACGGATCTGAATCAGATTGGCACGCGTGTTGAGACAAGGAATTTACCGGCCACTGGTCAAGCCATACCAGGCGAGGATTTCCGCGCCACTGAAGGCGAGCAAGCTACCAATTACGTTGTTTACTTTGACAAGAAGACAGGCAAAGAGTTGCAAGCCGTACCTCAGTCAGAGAATAACGGTATGTGGCGCTTTGGATCTGAGGGAGAAGGTACGGGTACCACGGGCTACTTCCTTGGGCAAACGGCTGGTGGTGGCGCAGGTATAGCCAGTAATTGGGAAGAAAAGTATGGCGCAAAAGAGTATGCTCTTCCTCTTGCTGTAGCTGCGGCTTTTGCTGCACCTTACTTGCTGCCTGAGCTTATTGGTGGCGCAGTCGGTGGTGTTGAGCTTGCTGCACTTGGTGGAGAAATGACGGCCGGAACGGGACTCACGGGGATGCTGATGTCTGCCGGTATGCCTGCCGCCATAGCTGGACCTACGGCAACAGCAATTGTTCGTGGAACATATCAAGGTCTGGTCAACGAAGCCGCCGGCGGCGATTTTAATAAAGGCTTTGTGTCTGGGGTTGCCCCTGTTATAGGGACGATGGTGGCAAAGCAGGCTTATGACTTAATGCTTCCTAGCTTAAGAGATGTTGATTTTGGTGTGGATATAGCGACTACGGCAGCAAGATCTGTAGGTAGTGCGGTAAGTCAGTTAATTGTTGATGGAAAGATTGATTTAACCAAAACACTTACAACAGCTGTGACGCCCTTGGTAACCGAAGCCATTGTGGATGCAAGCGGTAAAACTATAACGCCTGCACAAGCAAAGTTTATTACTCAAACCGTTCTCTCTGGAGCGCAGAACATAACATCGATGGCCCAAAACCCGATGGCTGTCATGAATTTCATTACCAACAATTCCAAGCTAATTGATGAGATCGCTTCTGGTGTATCAAATGCTACGAACAAAATTACCCTTAGCGGACTAACGTCAGACCAGCAACAGGCGTTTGCCAAGGATAGCCAAACGGGCAGCGACATATCACAGCTTGCATCTAATGCTGTGACAGTAACGGGTGCTGCTGATACAGCCATGGGGGCGGGAGGAATAGACGTAATACCTCCTGGATCAACAACACCATCCGTTACAGTTTCTAGCCCTTCAACACCCATAGGCGATCAATTAACAATCGACGCTCTTACTCCAGGGTTGGGACTAGGCGCTACAAATGTAATGGCAAGTACGCCAACCGTTACAGTGACTGGTCAAAAGCCTTCTGAGGTCGTAGATTTCACGGACATCAACACAATCATCCCTGGCGCCGGTGAAATACAAAAAGCAGGCACTGTGAATGTGGCAGCAAAATCAGAAGATCCAAACGCAGCTAAGTTAACCGTTGAGTCTGCTGTTCCGAAGGCTGATACCACCACAGAAGGTGGGACTGCTCCTGTAGTAGTTACTTCTAAACCAATAGTAGATGAACCAAAGCTTGATATTGACACCTTGATACCGGACGTTAACGTCGATAAAGGCGGCATCTTTGTGGGTGGCACACCAACGGTAGAAGTTAAGTCAACAAAAGAGTTGCCTACAGATGATCCTTTGGATATTGGCGGTACAACTACTACGACCACAACAACAGGTGGAACGACTACGACACCCGTAACGCCTACCCCACCAATAACTATCCCGCCAATTACACTTGACCCTGGCATAACAGTTAACAAGCCAGTTGGCCCCGGAACTGGTACTGATAACACGATGGACTTCCAGCAACCCACTGTTTTAGGTCCAGAGCTTTCAACTTATTACGGTATGCCGTATCCTAATTACCTACGTCCCTTGGATCCTTATTTGCCGATGGGATTAGCCGCACTGATGGAGGCGATGAATGCTCAAAAGTCGGGGTATGGGGATTATCAATCCCTCCAAAATGCCGCGCCCAAAATTACGATCCCGACGTGACGATACTGATTTCATTCAGTACGCAGAAGGCGGGAAAGTATCAAAGGTCAATGAAGCTGGTAATTACACCAAGCCTGGCATGAGAAAGCGTTTGTTTAATTCAATCAAAGCTGCCGCGGTGCAAGGGACTGGTGCAGGCCAGTGGTCCGCGAGAAAAAGTCAATTGTTAGCTAAGCGATATAAAGCTGCTGGGGGCTCGTACAAGTGAAGGCTCCGCAGCAATCCTTGAAAGCTTGGGGGGACCAGAAATGGACTACCAAGAGTGGTAAACGATCGTCTGATACAGGGGAGCGTTATCTCCCAGAGTCAGCAATCAAATCGTTATCTCCACAGGAGTATGCTGCGACCACTAGGGCAAAGCGTGAAGGTAAGGCTAAGGGTAAGCAGTTTGTAGCGCAGCCAAAGACTATTGCCAAAAAGGTTGCACCGTTTAGAAAGGTGGGCAAATGACAACCACGGGAACAACAAACTTTAATCCCAACCTGAATGAGCTTGTCGAAGAGGCATACGAGCGTTGCGGCCGGGAGTTGCGATCAGGTTATGACTTACGCACAGCGCGTCGATCGTTAAATTTATTGCTTACAGATTGGGCCAATCGTGGGATTAACTTATGGACCATGGAGCAGGGTGCTATCCAGCTTTATGCCAATCAGATTACCTATCCGTTACCGATTAATACGGTCGATCTTGTTGAAACGGTTATCCGCACAGGGGAAAGTCAAAACCAGACGGACATCAATATCAGCCGGATCTCGGTAAGCACTTACTCCACCATTCCTAATAAGCTTGCCACGGGGCGGCCTATTCAGATCTACATTGACAGGCAAGGCGGTCAAACATATGTCTTTACTGGGACGCTTGCGGCTAACATCACATCCTCTGCTACAACAATACCGATGTCTAGCCTCGCGGGGATACCATATGCAGGATATGCAAACATTGGTTCGGAGACGGTTTATTACTACGGTACTTCAACCCAAGCCGAGAATGTGGCAACAGGTGCTTCGGCTTATGCAACGCTGGATAATGTGGTCCGTGGGCAGAACAACACAACGGCTGCAAGTCATTCGTCGGGCGCAGAGGTAAGTAATACCAAGTTTCCTAACGTCACGGTATGGCCAGCCCCAGATCAAGGATCTATCAGCAGTCCTTATTACACGTTGGTTTACTGGCGCATGAGAAGGTTGCAAGACGCCGGTAATGGTGTGAACGTGGAAGACATTCCATTCAGATTCCAAGAGGCTCTGATTGCTGGATTGGCATACAAGCTATCTATGAAGGTAGAAGGTGGCTTAGAGCGCATGGGGATGTTGAAGGCTCAGTACGATGAAGCATGGGATCTTGCATCTTCTGAGGATCGTGAAAAGGCACCGATTAGGTTCG